GCTTCACGTTCGGCTTCAGCCTTTTCTTCAGCCGCCTTGGCCCTGCCGGAGCTGATTTCGCCAAGAGCATCGCGGTAGGCCTTCGCGAGTTCGTCGCGACTCTGGCCATATTCGCTGCGATTGGCACCGAGAGCGTTCGACGTGGAACCAGCGTAGAGCTGATTACCCGCCGAGTTCATCGTGCCCCGGTTGGCATTGAGGTAGTTCTGCTGCAAGAGGGCCGCGCGCGAGTTCGGGTTGGCTTTGTAGTCGTTGAAGCCGGCGTCGAGACCGAACTCCTGTTTCGCGCCCTGTTCGGAGAGATCGAAGCCAATCCTCTGGTTCAGATAGCTTCGACGTGCCCCTGAGACAATCTGCTCAGCTTTCGTGTTCCAGGGCGTGGGGGGCGGGGTAGAGGGAGCCATAGCACCGGCCGACCCCCCCGGACCAGGCGTAGCACCCGGCCCTGCTATAGCGCGCCCGCCGCCGATGCCAGCCCTGCGTTTCCGCGCTGGCTGGTTCTGTCCCAGCCCCGTACGTGGACCACCAGCCACCGAACGGGGTGCCGTCGTGCCACCGGAGTTCCGAGGTCGCCGGGCTTGCTGCGCACGCCCTACGATCTGCTGGCGGGTTTGGTTACGAGGCATTCACCGCTCAGAATAGGCTAGAGAGCGGCCTATCCGATGGCCAGCCAGTGCAGGGTCTCTTTGGTCCCAGCCCCAGGCGAGGAACCATCCCCCGTACGTGCCCAGACTTTGAAGGTCGTAGCACCTTTGGACTTCGCGCCGACGATGGTCACCGATTCAGCGGTAGCGATTACACAGACAGGCGTGGTGCTGAGCGAATGCGTCACGGTCGTTTCTTTGGAGTTCGGGTGCCCACCGCCCCATTCCACAACCGCGCTGCCAAAGTTGATCTTGCGTTTGGCTGCACTCGCAAGCTGGAGAAAGTCGGAGAGGCCGCCGTTCGTCACCACCGTTTTGACTTCGCTGCCAGCCCCGACAGCGACTTCCTGTTCAGTCGTGCCCCGCGTTTCCGTAGCTATAAACGCCGCTTTGCCGTTCGAGTCCTCGGCGGTTATCGAAGCTCCAGAGTTGGCTTCAGCTCCAGGAACATCAGCAAGTAGGAGATAGGCATGGGAGCCTGCGAAGCTGTCGCCCTGGCCTACGGTCGTGAACTCGCCTTCGCCCGATTTGAACGTATTCTTGCCTGAGTAGACGAAGCCGGTCTTGTCGGCCGATTTCTTCCAGTTGACTTCGGCTTCTGAAGCGGGGGATTCCAGCGAGGTTGCGGCGGGGTTTTCGAGGCCCATGACTCTCCTTAGTTGGTCAAGCAGCAGGTAGAGCAAAAGCCACCGAATTGGCGCATTCGCCGGGTTGCTGCATAATGCGTTATGTAAACCGATTTCGAGACAAGCCGTGCCTAGCAACGCACGATAATGGTGGCTATACCTAACGCTCCACCCTTCTTGAGCGGTGCTGGCCGCCCAGCTTGAAGCTCGTATTGAAGCAGTCGCTTAGGCGGTCTCGTCGGGGACGAAGCGAGAGTCGATCAGAGCCGTGTAGCCGCAACCCCGACAAGTCGCCGTATACATCGGATCAACCCCATCGCCCTCGGTCAGGAATCGTCTTGGGGTGGGCGAAACGCCCCACGACTTCTCCCCGCAATAGAGGCAGGCTCTTTCCTTGCCCCATTGCTGAGCGAGCCAGTCAAGGGGCCGCTCGGCAGGATCGTGAAAGTCGGTGTGCTGCTCTTTCTCCTCCGCCACAAACGCAGCCTACGCATTCGCCCATTGAACCGCAGAGGGGGGACGCTACGACCAGGGACGCCGGGAACACTCAGCTAGAGCTGCGCGGCGAAGATCGGGATCGCTGAAGGGATCGCTTGGCTCACCGAGATATTTATTCCCCTCAACGCTCTCAGCAACCGGGTATCGCATGTCGGCCTTGGCGAGGCAGTTGCGGTAGTGCATCTCGCCTCCGATCCAACCGAGAAGCACGAGAACCGCAACTGCCGCAGCGATAACCGTCAGGCCGCGAAGCAATGTGGCTTCCCTGCGTGCCTCAGCACAATGACGCCCCTGCGGTTCACGCCCCAATGCACAAGCGTGTGACAGTCGAATTCTTCGATTCCTGCGCTTTCGGGAGCAATGAATGCATAGCGCTGGATCATCACACAGCTAATGCTGGGAGCGGCGCGGCGCTTACAGGGGCCAACCCTGGAGCCGATGCAGTCCCTTCCGCACGATTCAGAGGCGAATTCGGCCGTTTCGCTTCGAGCCTGCTGAAAGGTCATGTAGTAGTAGGCGCTAGCGCTACCGGCCGTTAATGCCAGCGCGGCGACCACAACGAGAATTCCGCCTAAAATCTTCAGGTGCATGGGAGCTAGTTCTCCTGTGCCAGGCCCCAGGGCGTTACCGGCGTCGCTGGGGCCGCTCTGTACGACGAGGACTCTAGCTGAAAACTTGACGGTGCGTCTCTTGGCGCGGGAGGCTAGACCGGCGAGCCTTCAGCGGTGGACCCCCTGGAGCGCTTCGCGGCGAACATGAAGGCGCTCAGAGCAGAGCGTGGCTGGTCCCAAGAGGCGCTTGCGGATCGCAGCGGCTTGCACTCAACGGCGATCTCGAAGCTGGAGCGCTGCGCCCGCTCACCGGAATTCCAGACGGTCGTGACGCTCGCTACGGCGTTCGAGGTTCCGGCGGGGCGGCTCTGGGAGGGAATCCCATAGCCAGGTTCACATAAGTCCTATTATCGTGCGTTCTCGAACCGAGAGTCGATAAAGACCGTGTGGGCGCATCTTTCGCAACGCACGCGATACATCGGGTCCGTATTTCCCTCGATAAGCCGCTCAGCGGGCATTACGCCCCATCTACGGTTTCCGCAGAACGGGCACGCTGGGACTGGTTCGGTGCCCCAACGCTCTTCGAGCCACTCGATTGCGGCCAAGGTGGGATCGGCCCCGTCGGCGGGATCGATCTGAAGCCCCCGTTCGAGTCGTCCCCCAATGACTCCCTCGGTGGGATCGGCCCATTCGCCGGAATCACCCGAAAGGTCGGACCCCTGTTCTCGCTTTCCTTCCTCCGCCACAGCCCTAGCTTACGCATTTTCGCCCCCCGAAGTTATGTAAACGCTTCGATAATGGTGGTTATGTGAACCCACAGCATCATGCTAGCATCTCCACTCTCGACAAACGCCCCGGCAGCGCAAGCACGCTCCGGGGCATGGCACAAGGAGGTTAGTCCTTATGCGAAGCAGACTTTATCTCGTTGCAACGCTGGCGGCTGTGTTGACGGTAGGAGCCACGACAGCTCAGGCCGGATACCCGGTACCTGAAGCCAAGCCGCGCGTAATCCAGACGACGCACCTGCTCGCCACAAGCCATGTGAAGGCGTGGCAGTCCAAGCCACTCGCGCTCAGACGAACGCTCTACGTCCACATCTACCAGCGGGGCCAAGAGATCAAACAGCACTACATCAATGGCTGCGCTGCCAGCTACAACTCTAGGGGCCTGATTGTGCGTATGCGTGTCAACGGCTGTAGTCGCCATCGTTTCACGATCCAACTCCGCTACATCAGCCTATCGCGGCAATACCGCTTCAAGGTCCGTCTTACGACTTCTAGCTGTGACGGAACCCGCGGCTCTATCTGTTAGACCGAACGTGTTTGTAGCTGGGCGGTTACAGCAACCGCGGAGTTGTTGGTCAGTGTGCCGCTTGTCACAACGCCCAGCACATAAGCACCATCCGAGGGAATCGTAAAGTCTGAGCCAGTGGTATTCGTAACGGCTGATGCGGCGGGTTCGTTGATTTCAACCGTCGAACCGCTGACAACCGTTCCAAGCGTGACCGTCAGAGCATCAGCCCCTCCCGCAACCGTGATTGGATAGAAGCCAAACGTAAATTTAATCGTTGGTTTCGTGGCATTCGCTGATACCTGGGCGCGCAGACGAAGTTTCTGAGTCTTCCCCGCAACAGTGTAATCCGCGTCGTCAAAGTAAAAAATACACGGGGGGGTTGGGGCGGTCCCCCCGCTCGCCACGGCGTTTCCGCCAGTCAAGAACAACGTAGCCGCAACTTGATCGGCAGCAAGGTACGATTGCGCTGAAATGATCACCCGATACGCCGAGTTGTTCGGGCTGGACAGGCTCGTATCCGGCACCTTGTTTTCCGAGTCGATTTTTTCGTTCCACTGTTTGACCAGCGCGACGATTTTCGGATCGCCTGTGGAATTGGGTTCTCCCACGACGGGATTGCTCAGAGTGCCAGTCATTCAGATGCTGCCTTTCATGAAGTTCAGAGGTTGGGCGTAAACGGCGCGTATCTTAAGCACGCCCAGCGGCGGAGATCGGTGGCCACTTATAGGCATCAGAGCCCAGTATGGCCCCGACTACGGCGGCTAAGGGCTGCCGAGGCCCGACAGGCGCAGAATCAGGTTGATCAGCACGGCAAGAATCACGGAGCCGATCACAGACGCCCCGGCGACTCTGGCCTGCGCTGTGCGAATGGCCCCGATATCCTCGCCGGTCTCAAGCAAGCGTTTTTCCAAATCTTCGTGGCGGCGCGTGTACTCCTCAATCGTCAGGAATTTCGCCGTCTCACGCTGACGTTCGACCCGTTCGTCACCGATCTGTTTGCGCAGTTCGTTTGCTTTCTCATCCTTGTAGGTCTGCGTCTCGCGAGCTAAACGCAGAGCCTCAGCGCTGGCCTCAAGTTGCACTTTCAGCGCCTTGTCCCGCTCATCAAGCAGAGCTTCCAGATACTCGCGGAGCGGTATGTCGGTCATTTGGCTATACCAGCCCCCCGATGCTCATCGATGAGGGCATTCGTCAGTTTCTTAAGCTCGTTCACTGCTTTGTTGGTTTTGTTCACATTGGTGATCACTTCAGTGAGAAGGGCTAACGCAGAGACATTGGTCGGCAGTTCTGCCTCCGCGTGCGTATGCGTTGTGCCGCTGAAGGTCTGCGTGTATGTAGCAGGGCTTTCGGGTTTGGAAAGCACTTTCGTGGAATCGATGCCATGGGCTTTAGTTAACACTTCATGAGCTTCCAGATGCTCGCCGGTTGCTTCAAGCGCCAACATCTCATTTGGATTCATACGTGACGGCGTATAAGTCCAAAATGGTTCATAGTTCCAAGCGCCTTCAACTTCAGCGCCAAAGAAGAACCTTGTGTTATCAGCCAGTCCGGTGAAAACTGCTTTGCCTTCGGAATCAGCCGTAGCCAATTTGACCGGACTGCCCAAGGGGCTACCTTCAGGTTTGACAGTTCGAATAGGCCAGTTCGATGCCGAGTACGCTCCGACGATGGTCCCTTCGGGGATGCCAACCCCATACAGACTCGATAGCGTGAAATCCACAATACCTCCCTAACTCATCACAATCCAGTCAACTTTTGATTTCGTAGCTGCTGCCGGATTTCCGTTGGCAATTGTCTGAAATTTGAATTTAGTGGAAGTCTTTTCAGTCCAACTGGAATAGGCCCAAAAAGCACCTATCTTTTCGTTGGTAATCATTACAACCACAGGAGTTTCGCCAAGACCATGTGTTACTTCGGTAACTGGTCCGAACGGGGTCGCCCCAGCCCACGTAATTTCAACAGTCCCCCGGTTTATTTTCCGTAGAGCCGCCGAAGGAAGTTGTGGAAAAAGTTCCTCTGCACCCGTTGAAAGCTCAGAGGGTCCGACCGCTTCACCCGCAATCTCAGAACTGCCCACTGCGTTTTCTTTGATGTCCCCCGCAACGATGCTGTCTGAGAGGTTCAACTTCGAATAGGCGATAGCCGCCGCGGCGTTCACATCTGCATTAACAACTGCCCCTTCTTTGAGTGACGGATTCGGATAAGTGCCACTCAAATCGCCCCCCGCTGTGCCGGTTGGTGCGGCTGTAAAGGCAGCAAAGGTCAGCGAGGTAGTCCCAATTTCGATCGGGTCTTCGGTGGTTAAGAGCCAACTCGTGGCTGCGTTCGTCGCGCCGCCGGTTACAAGGACGAACATGCCCTGTTTGACCTCTTCGGTCGTATCGGCGTCGGCCGTGCGCGTAAGCTGGATTTTTTCGCCTTCGCCCAGCGTACCTTCGCCGCCCAGCGTACCTTCGCCGCCCAGCACTTCACTTTTCGTCACTTCCCAGATGCCATTACGCGTGGCAGTCGTCTGGTTCTTCAAAAGGATGCGAGTACCAAGCGCTGTGATGGACGTTCCATCAATCGTCAGCGGCGCAGTCTTTTCCAGCACGGTCGGCGAAACTTCGGTAAAGCCCAAAATGGTCACCGTTGAGGCATAAGCCACCGGCTGCTTTACCGAGAGGCCGGCGGCGGCTGCAGCCGCTCGTGCATCTACATAGGCTTTGTTGGCGGCGTCAAGGTTCGCCGTACATTCAGCGAGGTTGATGATCTTTTTTTCGCCCCAGGAGACGTTTGTTGTGGGCGTAGCCATCTGATCAAGACGCGATGTCCTGACCTGCGTATCGAAATCTGAGACGGTCGAGGCTGTTTGCGTGCCGGTGTGATTTTCACGAGCGAGTGTTTGGGCGACGGTTTTGCCGCCGTCTTTTACCAACTTGCCGCTCGTGCCATCGAAGACCGTGATATCACCGTCAGTGGCCGTCCCTGGACCTTTGACCCGTTCTGCATCTGCGGTTTCCCGTGCGGATTTCTCAGCGCTGTCGGCTGCTTCGCGGGCTGATTTCTCTTCGCCCAGCTCAACATCGGTAGCCGCGGTCGCTGCGTCCTGTTTGCTCGCCAGGCCTGCTTCAAGCTCAACCTGAGTCGCCATGTCCACAGCGAATTCAGGGTTGGGGTAGCTCCCTTTCAAAACCCCACCCGCTTTACCCGATGGCGGCAGACCTTCAGCTTCGACGCTAGACAGACGTTCGTCTAGGTTCTTGCCATCCTGATCTAATGCGCGAAAGTTCTGATCCGACGCTACGTCTTTTACAGCGCCGCCGGGAAGACCGTTGCGAGCCATCTAGGCCACCGTCGTGGAAGGAATGCGAACCTCGCGCAAGTGGTAATCCACACGGCGAATAGATGCGCCTTGTTCTGTCGAAGAACCACTGAAGCGCGTAGAAAACACAGTGCCGCGCACGTCCTTGCCGTTGTAGGCCGATAGCAAATCCTGCGTCAGGTCGCCCAAGATGCCTTCTCCTCCCAAGATGCCTTCTCCTCCAAGCACTCCGGTAGACACCCCGGTCATATCCAATTCCACGGGTTCATCAGCCAAGATCACGAAGTCTGAATCGATACTCATATTGACTTTGCCCGACCCCCAAACCTTGGAAGACCGCAGCGTCTTCACATCAGGGTTATCGAGGTCGAACCAGCCCGAGCGGTGATGCCAATCGAGCGCTTTGCTTTCATCGCTCGTAAGGCTCGGGTTATGCCTACCCACGTATTTTTCGCCGCTCGCGTAGCCGAAGACAAGCTCAGGCGCACTTTCAACCCGAAAGCTCGTGATACACGAAGCAGGTATGTCAAACAGACTCCACCACCCGAGCTGAGGATCGAAGACCAAAACTCGGCTATTAGCGCTAGCCGTAGGATACGCAAGGTAGATACGGTCTTCGTGAGCGCCCATTGCGCATTCGGTGATTGCACCCTGATTCAACACCCCGCCCGTGAAAAACGGAGACGCTTGGCCTGACCAGATCGGCTCGATTATCTGCGAGACCTCCTCTGGTTCTTGGCCTGTTGTGCGATAGACGCCGTGGCGAGACATGAAGTAGATGCCGGTCTCGTGGACACAAATGGCGCGTGAGGATGCGAGGCCAATCCCGGTTTCCACCGGCCGGAAGTTGAAGATCGGTTTCCCTTCGATATTGACGGCGATGCTTTGCAGCACAAAGAACTTCGTCTCTTTGAAAACGAAGACAAACTCTCGCCATGCAATTACAGCCATGACTCGCTCTCCATCACCGGGCGAGAATTGGAAGTAAGCCGTTTCTTCGTAGGACTCTGGATTCCCCGGTTCTGAGAAATAGACGTGCGCAGGCGATGATTCAGCCCCGCTTGGCCCACCCGTTGTCGTTGTGTAGCCCCCGGCAACTAGGCGATTCGAGCCAGGATCAACGCATATCGCACCCGCTTTCGGCAATCCAGCGGGCGCGGTCCATTCGCTGCCGTTCCATTTGCGCAGCGTGTCAGTGCCGTTGCCTGCATAAGCGACCTCGGCATTTGGTTTGCCAAAGCGAGCGAAGTCCCAGACAGCGTTCGTTAGTCCCGTTGCCGAGGCAACAACTGCCCCACCGCTGCTTAGAGCCTCCAAACGCGTTCCACAACCCGCTAGAAGCTGCTTCGTGCCCCCGGTTGTATAGAACGGTTCCAAGCTCGCTACGCGGTTTGTGAGAGCCGAGGACGTGAGTTTTTTGAAGCCCGCTCGCTCCTCGATTGCGCCTCGGTCGGTGAACTGCACATTGAGCAGATCAATGGCCTCAGCGGGACTAATGGCATCTACCTTGTCGCGGAGGTTCAGGCCATTGCCAAAACCTTGAAACGGGTAGCTCGTAAGTCCTCTGAGGCTCACACGGCAATTCTGGCAGCGCTAGCGGAGCGCAGCCGAGTCTTCGACGACCACGTAGTCATCAGGCGCATCCATCTGCGGATTGAGTAGCGATTCACGCATGGCCTGAAGTTCAGCGTCGAAGGTCGCTTTGGCCGCTTGGCTCAATTCCCAGTCATCGCTGTTCTTATATGCCCGCGCTACCGCTCCATCGATAATTAGCGAGTGCCAGCGTTTGGGCATCAGGGGTTCTGCTTCTCCGCTCAGTTCCGGCGCGACCTTCCAGTAGCGGACTTCGAGTTCATTGGTCGCCACCGGGTAGACGTTGACCGTCGTGCCTTTCGTGATGTAGTACAGCGAAGGTGTGCCGGTCTCGGTGAGGTCCGGATTCCAGTCATCGGTGATGCGATCTTTGAGCAGCGGCGTGAGCTTTTCCACGTTGCTCTGATCGACCACGTACTCGACCGTGCGCAGATCGGCGATCGTCAGAGGCGCGGGGCCTTCGGCGACTTCCTCTAGCCACGGCCATGCCTCTCCCTCGGCTATGTCGAGTAAGTACGCCGAGTTGAGGTAGCTTTCGACCCGAGACCCCATGTGCTCGAAGCCTCGCGCTTTCATCTCAATGATCATCTGCTGGAAAGTGATGATCAGGCCTTCCGCTTGCCCTCAAAACTCTTCTTAAGCCCACCCTCGCCCCGTACTCGCTTCGCCGCCTTGAAGTCGCTCTTAAGCACGTCGCGCCTCTGTTCGGTGCGTAGGGCGCGCTCAGCGGCCTTCTGAGGCGAATCGGTGCGTGTCTGGGCCAGAACCCTTGCTTTGACCTCTGGACGCCTCAAATCGATTCTGTGCAGTTCCTCAGCCACACCGAAGTCCGGATCGCGGTAGCCCCCGTCAGGCGTAGTGATCGGGATGTAGCTGGGTACGGCAGGAAGCGGGTTGTTGCGCCGTACGTGCCACCGACCTGGAACGCAGGAGGCGGGAATGTCGGGAGCCGGGTTAGGCTTGACGAAGACGACTTCCATCTCGGAGCCAAAGGTCGCCTTGAGATGCGCTTCGAGCGCTCGCCCTGACTTGACCGCGCCATCAACCCATTCGGCCTGTTCGTAGCGGGCCTTGATATCGGGCGGGACGATGCCCATCGGGTCCTCCATCAGTTGCCCCGCGCTACCACCCTGACGACCACTTTGGAGCAGTCTTTTTCTTTAGCGAGTTCTTTTGCCGTTTTGCCGTCGATGAGTTTGAGTTTCTGGACGGTCATGTCGTAGTAACCGGCGCATACAGGCGTAGCTTCCAATTCGGAGCTGTTGCGCAGGTTGGACATCGTGAACTCAACGTTGTTCAGACCGAGTTGAGCGAAGGTGCAAGCCTCGCCGCCTTCTTCGTAGGAGCTATCACAGGTCACGTCGGTGACAGTCTCCTTCTGGTTGCCGACGATGCGGTAAGGCACTGTGAGCACGTTTTTGACTGATACAGCCATATGGGAGTCCTTTCAAGCTAAGATCGGGTCATCCAAAGTACAGCCAAGCAAGGAAGGAACCACCATGGCTTCAAAAGAACGAAAGCTGGTCGGTCAAGTCGGCGTTGATTCAGGGCAGATCATGCTCACCGACCCCTGTTACGTCAGCGGCTTCATAAGCGACGAGACGAACGCGGATGACCTCAACGAGGCCTCGCAAAAGCAGCCGCAGGCGGCGTATCCGTATTCCTACGATGGCGCTTGCCATGCGACCTGCAACGTAGACGGCGCGGGGCAACTAGAGAACGTGGCCGGTGTTTGCGTCAGTTCGGGCCACGGCGATGGCGTGTATCCCGTTTACGTCGAGTATGGCGAAGAGGGCCGAGTAGCTCGCGTCACCATCGAGTTCATGTAGCGCATAAGCGCCCCCGGAAAGCCAAGCAAGGAAATCCGGGGGCGCTTATGCAGACTACGAGGTTGCGAGTGCGTTGAACAGGTAGAGGTCGTTTCGCCTATCGGCACCAAGCTGACAGCGATATGCCAGCTTTCCGCCGTAGGAGTCCGTCCCCTGTATCCACGCGAGTTTCTCGCCACCCGTGACGCTGTTTTGCCACTGCGGCGCGCCCTTGGGGGTCTCCAGCATGAAGAAATGCTCCCAGTGGCCCATCGCCAGGAGTTCATCCGGGCAATCGGGATCGGCAAAGATTTCCATGCCGTTCCAGGTCGTGGTCTCATCAGAACCCGCAGTCAGCCCTTTGTCAGAGCTGAAATGCACCTGCTGCTCTAATAGTTCGTAGAACTTCTGCTGTTGCACGAGGCCGGTCAGGAAGAAGGTCGGGGATTTGCCCCGCCTCTGCCTGATCTTCCGCTGAGCAGTGAGCAGAGCGCTGACCGTCAGAGCAGTCGTGGTCGTGTTGACCGTCGATTTCCACTGACGCTGCACCGATGGTGCGAGACCACCGAAGGTAGCCGTTTCGCTGATCGCGTTGCGGATACCGCTCATCTCGAACGAGGTTTCGCCTGAGCGCCCGTTCTTGTTCGAGACGTAGTGCGTGGTGCCCTCAGTCGTGACGTTGCCGGTCGAGGACGTGAACGCGTAGTTGGCATCGTCTACGAAGGTGACAACCCCGCCGTTGACGATCGTCGCCTCTTCGGTTTTGGTGCCAACGTCCACCTGCTGGCCCTCGAAGATCCAGCCGCGTTCAATCGCGATACGCCCGGAGGTCGTATTGAGATCGACGTTGTTGGTGTTCGAGGTCCGGCACTGAGCGATCAGCGCAGAGCCATCCATGTAGGACATACGCGTGAGCTGGCGATTCATGTCGTTCAGCGCCCGCACGATCTCCTCATCCCCCGCCGAGACAATCGACCCGGCTTTGTCAGCGGAAATGTCCAGGATGTCTCCCTGGATCGCTACCTGCTGATGGTGGTGGGTGAGTTTGAAGTTCGCTTCGTCGTAGCCCTGGTTCCCGGCTTCGTTCAGATTGCCTCCCCCTGCTGGGAGAGACGTGAAGCCGCCGTTGCGGGATACGTGAAGCGGAACCTTCGCTTCCTTGCCCTGCGTGTATTTGTCGGTCTTTTTGAGTTTGTCGAGGAAGCGATTTTCTTCGTAGAGCTGCTCTTTGAATCGCCTATCCGTCCAAATTACGTCTAGTGCTGCTTCGAGTGAGCTTTCGGTAGCGGCCATGCCGCGTTCCTCCTAGGTTTGCTTCGCCCTCTCAGCGGCTTCAAAGACCTTGGTGCCGTAATCCTGGCGGGTCTCTTTGTCGCGGAGGTCGATCTTTTGCTCACCCTCGGTTCCGACTGGCGGCACAAACGTATCCTTCGTCTGGCCGTACTGACTATTTCGAGCGATGATGGATTTTTTGAAGGCTTTGAAGCTGCCCTCAAGATCGGGCTTGCCGTCATGCTCATCGCGGTTGGCGAGCGCCCGGTTACGGACGAAGTCGTACTCCTCATCAGAGAGCTTGAAGTTCTCAGAGTCTTCAAGACTCTCAACAACCGATTCGCAGTACTCCTGCTCAAGCTGATCGAACTGCTGCTCCTGCTGAGCCGCATCCCGTTCAGACATCTCCTGCCTGATCTTGGCGATCTCCTCGTTGAGATCAGGTGGAAGCTCGAACTCGTCGTCCTCTTCCTCTTCTTCGGCCTCAAGTTCAATGCGGGCGTGCTCTGAAAGAGCCGCCTGCTGTCGCTCGGGACCGTTGCGCCCTTCGATATCAGCCAAAAGCTGGCTCTTACGAGTCAACTCAGCCTGGGTATCTGTGAGGCGCTTCTCCTCTACATAGCCGTCGGGTACCTCGGGTGAATCGGACGCGGGCGAATCCGGCGCTGCCGGGGCCTCGGGGGTGCTGGGCGAGTCCTCAACTACAGGGGCCTCAGCGATTGCCTCATCGGGCATTACTGCTCCTTGTCTTCAGCCAGGGCCTAGAAGGGCGAATCTGGCGCTCTACGGGGCCGCTTTGCGGCGAGTCCGTTTCCATGCGCGCAGAATGCCGCATAGGGCGGCGGAAGGTTTACTTTGCGTAAGTTCCGATTTTGCCACCTCGTTCGTGGTCAAGAAATCGGAACCGCGAGACTGACCTTTTATGCGTAAGCGGGTCAGCCCTGGTTAAGCGGAGCCTGATCCGGCATTGACGGTGGACCCTGCGGTTTTGAGGCATTGCTCATCCCCAGCGATTCCGCAGTCTGTTCCTGCGCCATTGCCGCTTGTGCCTGCTGCTGAGCTTCAATCGCCAAATAGGCGTCATACACCGCGCCTATTGCCTCTTGCTGGGGAGGATCAAAGTCGTCGTACTCAACTGTTTTTAGAAAGTCCGCGAGCACGTCCTTCTGCACCGCGATATCATCGAAGGGCCGGGGCATCCAACCAGGCACAAACTGGCGCGGTTCGCCGGTTTCCTCGTCAAAGCCCGGTTCCTCGCCAAAGAACGGGCGGCGATCCGGCGTGTTGAACAGAACCTTCGGGCCTTCCTTGACCTTCTGGATGATCAGGTTGGCGCGGGCGATGTCGCGCTCATAGCTCTGCACAAGCCCTTCGGCCGTGCCTGCATTAAGCGCTGCCATTGCCTCGTGAGGGCTGATCCAGCCCCGGTCAGCGAAGTTCAAGATTTTGGCTTCGATCGACTCACGGGTCAGCGGTTCCACCGAGTCAGGCGTCACGCGCACGTCTATCTCGTCAAGCAGTTCAGCACCCATGAAGTCCCGAATCGGCTCTATGCCTTGCTCACCACGCACCTGGAGCAAGCGTGGCTCGGTGTAATGGCGCTGAACGAGATAAAGCAAGTGGCGGCCCAGGCGGCTGTGGAACTTGGCAAGATTCGCGAACCAGTTAGCCCGCCTGCTCGCGTCTTTTTCAATCGCGAACTGGATACCCTTGGCTGATTCAACCTGGCTCGGAATATCGTTCTGGGCGAAGATCCGGCCCATGTCCGCAATGGCCTCTTCCTTCTGCTTGAACAGCTCGGGCGGAATCTGAGGCACGTCGCGAACCTTGACTTCGCCCACGCCTGCGATACGCACAACCGCTCCCGGAACATCGTTCAGCTTGCCGCTGAGGACTTTGCCGTTCTGGATGATCAACTGCGGGTTGAGCAGCAGATTGACCCACTCGGCGATCTTCGAGACCGCATGGTTCAACTGGCGCTGGCAGTCAATGGCGAAGCGCACCGGCCCCCAATTGCGATCCGAATCGGGATCTTCGGCGTAATGCAGCTCGTGCAGCACCGGCTCATCGACCACCTTGCCCTCACCGTCCTGGCAGGGATAGGGACGCTCCGGGATGATCACCCGCCCGTTCGCCATCGTAATCCAACGACCGTTCGGGCGAGCACGCGAGGGGCGCTCCAGATACTCGGTGACCAGCACAAGGCGCTCCCAGGCATTGTCCGGGTCGCTCGTTTCGGCTTGTTGCGCATCAGCGCTTAATTCGCCGCCCACATAGCCTTCGGATTCCATGACTTGATCCATGTCACGGGCCTGTTTGATCCCGATGTAAGGCGACTCGTCAAAGCGTAGCCCCGGCTCCCAGAAGACTTCGTTGGGACCGTAGACGCGAATCTTGATCTCGCCTTTGCCTACCGTCTTTTTCTCGCCGGTTGGTTCACCCGTCTTCGGGTCGAGGACATCGACCTCCATGTAGGGGCCGACCGTGTTGTCGAAGTAGGGCCAAGCGAAACCTTCGTCGGCAATGATCGCGTAGCGGACCACGCGCTCAACCGCCTTGCGCATATCCCATTGTTCCCAGCCGTAATACATGACCTTGCGAGCCAGGCGGGCGGCTGAGACGCGGCGAGGCTCATTGGAAGTCGGCGCTATGCCGTAGCCCGGCACGCGCTGCATCGCCCCTGCCACCTCAACCTCAACATGGTCGAAGATGTAGTTGCGCACGCTGCGTACGCGATGGCGTGCCTTGCCCCCGCGCCGCTCATAGCTCGAAGTGGTCTCCTGCTCACGCAGAACGCCGTGCGAATCGACCCAGGAGTACTGCCGGCCACGGGCGAAGCGAAGGCACTCGTTACGACGCGGTGCGCCTTCGGACATCGCATCCTGCCCGCGCTTAATCCGCGCCTCAACGTCAGACGGAACCTTGATTTCCTCGTTGAGGACTTGCGCTATTGCCTCTTTGGCGCGTTGCGCTACGGTCGGCATCAGGTAGCCGGGCCGCTTTCATAGCCCACACTCTCAAGCTCTTGCTGCGCTCGTTCCAGTTCCTCGGAATCGACCGTGAAGTCAGGTGGCAGGGGCAAGTCGTCCTCTGCATCCTCGGGTTTGGCCTCGAACATAAAGGGCGCGGCCTGCGGAGCCTGGATACGCGTCAGAAGCTTAGCGCGCTCTTTCTGCCACTCGCGCCGCTCGTCGGCAAACTTCTCGCGTTCAACGATGGCTAGGTAGAACTGCCAGAAGATAAGTGCGGCGAGCAGCACAAAACAGGCTGCAAAGAAGACGATCACGCCATCATTCCGTGATTACGCAGGCAGATTCTCACTTCGTTGAGCTTGCCATTCGTTGCATTCAAGGACGTAACCACTTCGGTGAGCAACGCCAGCGAGAGACTCGTGGAGAGCGTTCCCATGTCGCTCGATTTAGCCGGAGGGGCAGTGCCGTTAAAAGCCACTTTGCCGCTGAATTGCACCGAAGAAGCGCCGAGCGTGGCTATCTCGGTCACTTTGACCTTTTCAGCCGTCACCGCTTCGTTTTCGATCTCCGAAGTCGAGACCGCCGTGCCAACGTTAGCCTGCCGCGCTCTCGTTATGAGCGGCAGCATTAAGCCACCCCGTAGACGTAGCTCACAGACGTTTCGGCTTCCAAGGCATCGATGTAGACCTGTCCGAGATCGGCCACGGGAATCGTCAGCGTATCGCCCGCTTCAAGCAAGACTCCGGCTCGTTCAGCGGCTTTCGAGACCACTTTCGAACCACCAACCACGACTTTCTTATCAGCGCTGATCGTGACCCAGACACAGGGCGTTCCACTCGCAAGCGCCGTCGCTTTTTCTTTTTCGGCTACGGCTTTGCGCCCGGTGCCAAGCGAGGAAACGGGGTTATCGTTGAGGCTCATGCGGGAACCTCACCGGGACCAGCCATACGATCTATATGCACAGGCAAATCGGGGTCCACGCTCTGTTCTGCCACGTCCCCCACAGCCTCCGAGAACTCCGTAGCCGCATTCGCGAGCCGCTGAAGAGCCATGAGTTTCTCAGCGTATTCCTGAACTTCAGCCTCCAGCTTGGCGTAACGCTCGTCAACCTCAGCCCGAGAGACCATCCCAAGCAGATTTCGCGCCTGCTCTTCCACCCAACGCACGGAAAGCTGCACGTACGGGTCGTGCTCGCGGGTCCAACGCCCGGCATCGATGAATGGCCCCTCGGTGTCGCCTGAGGCCAAGCACTTCCCAGGGCGGAACTTGGCCTCCTCGACTATCTGTGGTTCGTTGCCAGGGGGCATCAGTAGCAGAAGGCGATTGGACCCTTGGCCGCTTCGAATGCCGTGGGGGCCGTGATTGACGCCGGAACAACGTTTTTTTCCGACAGCGAGATTTCTTTCGTGAAGATGTTTTTGCCCGCCGTGTTAGCTGGAATCGTCCTCAATTTAGCCGTAGCCCCATTAGCCGTAATTCCGATGAAGTAAAGCGCCGGGCCTTTGGCTGCGTAGGTGCTCGTGAAGGCGAGTTCCTGCACCGTTTTTTCGGTCCCGGCAACCGTGCCTTCCGTCGTTTCCGAGGAGTTGGCGACTTTCGTGCCGGTCGAGTCGAAGAGGGCTGCGATCACTTTGTTGGTACCGCCGCCAGCTCCGAGCAGGTAGCCGATGCCCGTCAGAGTTTTATTGGCCGGAAGGAAGACGCCAGCCGTGAAGAGTTTTTTTTCGGCGAACGCCGTGTCGGTCCCGGTTTCCGCCGTGGCTGGCTGCCAGGTGTAGAGGCCAGAGAGACCCGTAGAAGCGATGCCGCCAGTCGCGGTCGTCACGCCGGTCACGGTCGAGGACCCAGCGACGATGCTGAGCGGGTGTTCGACCAGCACCTGGGAGCGGCCTTCAGAGACAATCCAAACGACCTGTTCGACCGTGGCTGAGGAACCCACGGCGACTTCGGTATCGCCCGTGTCCACGTCAGCGGCAGTTTTGTAGAAGAGTTTGTCGCCCGCGCCGTTGATGATCTTCGCCTTGGCGTTGGGGGCGGCGTTAATCAGGCGGGCTGTCTGTTTGCCCTGCGTAAAAGAATCAATGGTTTCCAGAGGCATTTGCTTCTCCTTAGCTGAGGTCGCCCATCGGCGGTGCCTCTATCAAGAATTCGTTGGGATCGAAGGCAGGCTCATAAGTCGAATCGTAGTGTGGCGGCTGTAGCGGCGGTTCCTCCTCGCCCGGTAGCTCATATGTCCTACACATTATTGAGTAGCGGACCGCATCGAGAACATCCCAGCGCGTCGTATCGGTCTGTGGCACAGCGGCCCATTCGTCGGCTTTTTTGAGATCACGCCTGTACTCCCGTGCCTGGCGCATGGCCTCAGGACACTCACGAGTGAAGAGCAGCGAGGGGGAGGGCTTGCCGTCTTTGTCCTTCTCCTGAAGCCTGCGCTTCATCTCGATAATCCCCGCTTCGCGGTTGTTTTTGCCCCACTCACATTGGATTTCAGAACGTGAGTAAGCCGCCGCGACTTCATCCTTGTTGATCGCAGATTGGTTCTTGGAGGTTGGATCTATCACGTAGGTCAGCTTGTCCTCGTTCAAGCCCCACTTTTCCTTGTTGCGACGCTTGATCTCGGCTGCAATGTCGGAAACGATGGCCTCTGAGGGGTTGAACTCATCGAAGACCAGCGCCCGATTGTCCTTGTCGAATGAAACCCAGACGACCCCCGTGCGATTTTTACCGGGGTCAATGCCGATCACGACTTCCTGGCCCTTCAGGTGACTGGCCTCAATCGGCTCTATGCGATGGATATCCTCGTTGAACTCGCTGAAGAACATGCCACCCAAGTGGACGAATTCGCCGTGGAGGCGCATCCGTTTCTCGTCCTCGGTCATGCGTGAGGACCACTGAGCGATAGCCTCCTCGGTGTTGTAGGGGTTATCGGCCACGTCCATCTGCGTGACCGAGACCTTCGGGTTGCGGTCGCGTTCCTTCCAGACCTCCTCGTAGACCCAAGACATCCCGAGCAGAGGCGTCATGCCAATGATTTCGTCGCCGCCCGTAGAGACAAGGCGAGTATTGGCCTCGGTGCGTAGCTCACGGCTGTTCAGCGTGTTCGGCTCCTCATCCCAGTGGACGCGATGGACCTCCGCTGCTGCCCATGCGTCAAGGTCCTGATCGTAAGTTTTAAAGGCCACGCTGGAGCCGTTGACAAGCTGAAGTTCAGGCGAGGGCTGGCTTTTGAAGCTCTTGCCGAATTGACCCTGCTTAAGCGCCGCCTTGGGCAGGAATCGACGCAAGAGCGGGATTGTGTTCTTGAAATGCGTGTCGTTCTTCGGAGCGCCGATCCAGATCACAATCGGCCCCTCGAACTTCTTAAATGGCTTCAGGTGGGCGGGCAGCAACTCCTCAGGCACGAGCTGGATGATGTCGTCTACAACGCAGGCGACAGTCTTGCCTGAACGGTTCCCAGCGATCAGCGCCTTAATCCCGAGCGGCGGTGCCTTAATCGCATGGAACGCCATCTGCTTCTCATGCACCTTGTAGCTCGGAAAGACGTTGGCGATCTCCGGGTGGTTGTAGGCCTCAAGCGGATTGGCCTCGAAGATCGCCTCAAGTTCGGCAAGCTCCTGGAGCGCCCCAGGGTCGTCCTTAAGGTGCTCGGGGAGGGCTAGATCTGCGACAGCGCTCACGCGGCGCCCTCCTGCAACTCACGGCCATCTAATGAGTTATGCACAACAACCCAGGCGAACGAGCCATCGTCGCGCTCTACCGGCTCAATCGCTGGGCCACAGATACAGTCCTCGGACCTATCATGCTCAATCAAATCGTCCACTGGCAAAACGTGGTAGTCACTCACGCAGCCATTTGACCACGGAGGGCGGCGGTCAGGACTGGCTCAGGACTTCTGTGTCCAACTCGGCACGCTCTTGCGGCGTAAGCGTGCCCACCCACTGCGTGAACTCGGCGTAGCAGTCATCGCAAAGGTCCGCTCGTTCCGACTCAGGCACTTCGTAGCCAAACAGCTCCTTCGCCTCTGCCTTGGCCTCATCATCAGTCCAAGCCTTGCGGAAGATCCTTTCGCAGTGAGCGCAAGTGAATTCCGAAGCTTCCACCGCGGGTAAGCCTACCCCGTCTTTACACCGTAGCGCTCTTCCAAAGCCTGCAAAGTGGGGGAAGTTTCGCCCTTAGCCGGAACCACTTTCCCCGTCTCCACACCCGCTTCCCGCAAACGCCGGTAGGTGCGGCGAGCTTTCTGGGTAGGCGTGAGCGCCTTGCCCTTACGTGCCGCTGCCCGTGCGCGCTTAGCCGATGCTTCAGCCACAGCCGGGGTAGAACCGCGCCCGTAATAGGCGAGTGGGGCAGAACCCGTAGGCGACAAGCCGTTCGCGGTCGCAGCCAGCCCGTACGCCTTCGTCCCCGGTTCGTCTATCGCGACGTGAACGTGATCTTCGTGCCCACCTATCGGCCCAATCGGGACGCCGTTGTCAATGCTGATTCCCGGATCGTAGAAAAGCTCAGCCACGGTATCCCCGAAGCGAGTAGCGACGTAGCGGTCAAAGCGCTCCATCGCAACCGAATCCCCGCTCACGTCGATTGCCTCGTTGCTGTAGTGGTAGCTCCCGCTCGTGTGAACCGGGTCCACCTTGTCGAAGGCGGGATGCTCGGAGACATGCAGGCCGAATTTGCTCTCGGCGACTTTGCCGACCTTGACGATAGTCGGGGTGCGCCTAGCCTTCCGCTGCTTACCTTTCGTAAGTCCCTTCAGCCCGAGCTTGGACGCCTGTGCCTTGGCGGCGCTCAGCTTGCGGCGTTCTCCTGGCTTCAGCTTCCCTTTGTTGTAGGCCCGGAGGATGGCTTTGGCTTCAGGGGCGCGTTCGTCATACCGTTCAGGAAACGCCGAGCCCTGCGCCGCCTGTGCGAGGAGTCCGGGGGTGGGAGCGCTTGAAGTGCCCGCATCAGTTCTAACCTCTCGAAAGAAGCGATCGGCGGAGGCTGGCACATTGGTCGGTCCCTTCGGGCCGGTGCCGTAAATCGACGTGCGCTCTTGTCGCCAGCCCTGAGAATCTGCGTCACCGTAACTTAGATTTCTCAACGAGGACTCGACAAGGCCAGTCTCAATCGCCGCGAGCTTCTCTCGCGAGGTCGCCCGCGCCTTCTCGCCGCGCCTGAGCACCGTGCGAGCTACCTGGGCCTGTTCCGGTTCAAGGCCGGGCAGCGGAGCCTTAGAGCGCCGTTTGGCCGCTTTGCGCTCAATCCCCTTCACAGTGCGCGTGACCTTGCGAACCGCTGGCGTCGTCAGGTAGCCCCGCTGGTTGACTTTGAGCGTGCCTTTCGATTTGGCGCGTTGCAGGGATTTAAGCGTTGGCGCGCCTGCCGTTTTGCGCCCCTTGAACTTCGGAGGTTTCGAGGTTGGCGCTGGTTTTACCGCCAGAGCCGTCTTGACCTTGCGCTCGGCCTTAATCGCTTTCTCCGTGCGTTTCAGCCTTGCTTCACTTTGTGAAGTATCGCGGCGACTCCGAGCAGCAGTCCTGCGACTCGCACGCACAGCTCTGGTCTGACGACGTTTAGTCCTTACGCGCCGTTCTTGTCTTCGGGTCGCCACTTCAGTCGGAGCGCGGGAGGAAGTGGGTAGGGCGGCGACAGAGTCGTCGTATGCCTTACCCGCGCCACTGTAGGTCCCCGCTGGCCCCTTGGCCGCCTGACCGGGCTTTGGAGCCACGGTCGGCGTCTTGGGCACGTAGCCTGGAATCGAGAGGTCACCGTGATAGCCACCGCTTGCGCCCTTGCGAGTGGGCCTGTTTTGGGCACGTTCAGCCGCAGCGCGCGAAGGATAGTTCTTGGTCCTCGCCATTAGCGCCTTTTCCGCCCGCGCTGTTTAGGTGAGACGAAGGGAACGGCTCTGCCCTCCTAGCGCATATTCCCGAGGTAAATACGATCCCCTTGGCCTACGATCTTCGAGCGCCGAGCTTTCTTCGCGGAAGCAAGCTTCGCCCGTTGCTTGGGTTCGCGGGTAACTTCGCGCTGATTGAGGCTAGAACCTTGAAGCTTGCTCCTAGCCGCTGCCAGCGCACCTGAGCGTTTGGTACGAGCATCAGCGGGAGCAAATGGGCCGCTGATGCTCTTTGCACCACCCTGACCAAAGACTTTGCTACGCCAGTCAGAGCCGTATGCCGCTTTGAATGTCTGCCGCTCCCTAGCAGTTTTCTTCGCCTGGGCCTGGGTGATTTCACCGCTTGCGACTTTGCGTGAAAGCTGTTCGCCAACCCCGCCGCTACGCGATTCCCGTCCTTGTCCTCGCCGCTGCATGGTCGGACGGCCAGCAGTAGGTCCGCCTATCGTGGGCTTGTAGGGCATCGTTCTGCGCATCGGGGTCCTTTCGGGCAGGAAGGTCGGTGCGAGGACTCTAGCGCTCGGCCCACTCGCGTTCCGCCTGCCCGGTAGCTGCGTCTTGGGAGGCCAGCGTCGGACTATCCCCCACAAGCTCCCCGACACGGCGCTCCATGAACTGCTCGTAGGTCTCGCCAACGCTCGTGACCTTATAGATGCCGCCTTCCGGCCGAGGCGTAGCGTTGCTGATCCGGTCGCCCACATCCAGCGGAACGCCGTCAACTGCGGGCTGGGTAGAGTCGGCCTCGGCGTCCTGCTGCACGATCAGCGGGCAATTCTCCGCGTGCTTGCCCGAATCCCTGGATGCTCCACAGCAGTCCCAAACTGCGGGCTGGGTAGGGTTAAGGCGGTCCTCGTAGTCCAGGCTCTTCGCTCGCATCCAGGTGCTCAGCGCAACCTCAGCGTGCCCGGCGTTCTCCTTGATGCGCTCCTTCTCTTCAGGCGTGGCGCGGAAGTGGAGCATCTCTGTTCTATTGGACATTGGAGTCACCACAATCGGGGCACGGAATGGTCTCCGGAAATTGACAAGGAGGGCAAGCAGCGTTTATGCAAGTGGGACCGCTCATTGCAATCAAGCACTCGCCGGTCGCGATTTCTCGCTTGCCTTCGCATTCTGAGCAAGTGGAGTTCTCTGTGCGGTTAGACATCGAGGGACTCCAGCCATTGCTGGAAATCACGTGCTTTGGCGATGTCCCCCCACGCTTCCTCGGGATGATCGGTGATCTTCAAGAGCGTGTCACCACCGATTCCATCATTGATCGACGCGTAACGACCGTCCTCATGTACGTAGAAGCGCCACTTCTTCTCTACCTCGCTCACGTAGCACAGTCTAGCACGTCACTACGGGGCTGGATCGAAGATTCCACAGCCACAGTCTGAAACGAAGCAATGGCGGTCAACAATGCCATTTCCGTGCTCAGTGCTCTCGTGTCCACAGCGGCAATAGAGGATCGTGTCGGCATATTCCCGAATTGCACTTAATGCGCTTTCCGGTACGCCTTGCCCTTCGAGCTGGTCGCAAATGCGGTGGATTCGCTCATTTCGACTCATAAGCCCGTCCCCAGCTTCGCTCTGGGACCCTCCGGTTTACAGGACCGGCGCTCTGCTTTGAGCTAGACGGGCAAACGGCCCTCAGACAGCTATCCGCAGGGGAAGTCGCCAGGGCGGCTTATCGCCGAGAGAGGACCGTGCTACAGCCTATCACGTGTGAGGGACCTGCGTGCGGTGCTCCGCACCCGGCTCACTTGCGCTGCCGGGCTTGTAAGACAGGCCCTCGGGCGGACTGTAGCACGCTAGGGGTCGAATGAGCCTCTATCGGGCATCTCGAAAACGCGGGTCCAATGCACTCCGTCAATCGCATCTTCGGCAGCTTCTTTAGTGGGTGCGATGACAAGCGACGCTGTCCCCTCCGCCACGTCGTAGTCCTCACCCTCGTCCCAACAGGGGATTACAAGCCACAAGCGATCGGTGCGCTTGTAGTCGCCAAGTACCTTGATCTCACGGGTCTTCATCGCAAAAGAGCCTCAGCGACCTCTGGCATGCGCCCGTCTTCTGCGAGCCACTCGTCTAGCTCGTTGCCTCGGTTGCGGTTGAACGACAACAGCGGGTACAGACTCTGAAGCCCTTCGGCTAGTTTGGGATTCCACGCATCGGCCAGCATTGCGTTCATGCGTTCGAGGCCAGGGCGCATCACCGCAATCTCTTCGCGCCTTTCACGCTTGCGATGGGATTCGGCCCAGAACTGCTCTGCGACGGTCTCAGTGCTCATGCGTGGCCTCCGTGGCTCTCGGGGTTGGGACTCCGCTTAGGTATCAGAGGAAACCAAGAGCACGAAGTTGACCGCGCGGCCATTCAGAACCACCGTTCCCAGTTCCCCTTGGCCGATGTCAACTTGGAGCCTTAGGGCACCTCCGTTCTCAAACGTAGATTCGATTTGCCGCAGAAGCCCCTCCTCGCTCATTTCCTTGGCGAGTTTTACGCTTTCGCCTTTAGGGCCAATGGTCAATCTCATGCACTCTCTCCTTGCGTCGTTTCGCGGAGTCTAGCGAGGGATTCGAGGCTTGTCACTACGAAGCCGCGTTTGCTGAGCAAAATGTGAGGAGGGGACCAATATTTAATATGCAGCGCGCTCACGCGACGACCTCTCCCCCCTCCCCCTTATCGATAACGCCTCATCGAATCCAGGTAATCGGGATTCGGAAACGGCAATGCACGTAGAACACATGGCTTGCTAGAGCCCTTTGCTGCACGTGGGTGCATACCCTCCTGAGTATGTAGCGCCTGGTTAGCAGGGCAAGCGAGCGCGTGTTTGCTATTCGCTTTGTCTCGCTATTGCAAGGGTTCTGTTAGCAACTGCTCATACTCCATGCAGCTACTCAGTGCTTTCAGCTACAAGCGTGCGCTCAGTAGCTTCTATCCTCATGCCTCTGCTGCCAAGCTTCCTCAGCACCTCACCAGCATCAAGCCTGCGTATCTCGGTGGGCTGGTCACTCAAGACCTGAGCCTTGTCCACGTGGATCGCTGCGCTGGTCGAGACATTGCGAAGCGCAGTCGATACTTCCTTCGGCGGCAACTCCTCAATCGTGGACTCAAGGCGCGTCAACAACTTGCCCTCAGTCTCCATCAGGCGCGCACTGAGCGCCATGTGGTCTTCAGAGGCCCGTAACCTAACCTTCGGCACTACTTCGGCTCTAACGCGCTCGTACTGCTCCGCGAAGCGCCGTTTCCAGCGATAGAGCGTCGAGTGGTCGATGCTTACGTTGTCCTCGGCCAACAGCCGCTCAGCCTTTGCACCATTCCCATTGCATTCGGCCAAGGCGAGAAGCCCGCGCTCAATCAACTCGGGGTCTGCGCTGGGACCGCGTGTGACAACGGCTGTGCTCACACCCAAAGCATAACCATGCCATCACCCACAAACTCTCTCCGTTGCACCGCTGTGTCCTGGCTCAAAGCTCTACAGCAAGCACGTAGGAACAGGCTGTGAACTCTGCGGCGATAGCTCCGGGGGTTTTCGGCTCTTAATAGCCCTCGAACCCTTTGGCAGAGCCAAGAAACGACGGCGACCATGGCTGTAAGCTGAGCAGAAGGCGGTGGCCAGTCGGCTTGCCTTGCCGATGTCCCGTTGGACAACGGCTTACAGCAAGACGACGTGGGAGGAATATCACATGGACAAAACGGATCGCGCAAATCCACTTCTAGAGCCAAGTGGGTTCCAATACTTCACTTTGTATAGCATCAGTCATCTAACCGCCTAACTCTCCGTTATTCTTAGTCCATGAACCCACAAGAGCGCGCAATGCAGCTACGCAACCAAGGCCAGCCTTACCGAGAGATCGCCCAAACCTTGAACGTTGGACTAACCACGGCCTATCGCTGGGTCAACCCGACGCGAACTGCGCCTTACCGTAATGGCCGCGTCATGCATCCCGAGCGAGCCAGAGAACGTGATCGCCACGGTTACCGCACGTACCGCAAAGATCGTGGCCAATGTTCTCAATGCGAGGGGCCAATGAGCCTTGAAAATGATGGAGGCACCTGCCCAAGCTGCCGACAAGCCAAGGTCCACGCTAGAGCGCTTCAGTTCGAGCAATGGTGGAATGAGGGACTAAAGATGCGAGAGATAGCAGATCAACTCGGCTGGACCAAGAATCACGTAGCGATGGAGCTGGGACGCTTACGCGAGAAGGGCTACAACCTGCCGCTTCGTCTACCGCGAAAAGGCGAGCCACCCATGCAGCGGATCAAGCAGGGCTAGCCTTGCCAGCGGTATGCAGAGGAGCGAGCCACTAGCGTCCTTCCTGTGGCAGCTCGAAGATGCCCGGCTTTACTTCAATCACGCGGTGTTTGCGTGGAACGTCCTCGTAAGTCAAGGCTGTGTCAATCAGCGATTGAGCGACTTCACATAGCTCCCGCCAGACCGCTCCCGCCTCCGATAGCTCATCGCTCTCCCAAGCAGCTTCGATGCCATCTAGTGAGCCGAAGAACGTCATGCCCTTGGAGCGTGCTCGGAGTACGAGCTTCTGCTTCCACAAGGCCATATCTGCTTCCGGCAGTCCTTGCCTTGCGAGCCATTCACGACCAAAAGCGGCGTTCAATGCAGCTTCAAGCGTTGGTGCGACCTTCACGCCGCCCGCAATCCCCAAGCCACAGCGCCTCGCATCCTCAGCGCCGTCCCGAGCTTGCGTTCCTCTCGCGCTATCTCGACCTCGCATGAATCGGCGGTCCAGCCTCGGCCCGTTTGCGGAGCTTTGCCCCATCTGACCCGCAGTTCGTTCAAGCGCTTCAGCCGATCCTCGTCAGGCCGAGCGTTCTTGCGGCTGGGTTGCGGCCCCTTGGGCTTCTGCCGGGACACGCCCTAGGCTTCTCTCAAGCGTTTAGTCACGCTCGGCAATGTAGAGGGGCCTCCGGCGTCAGTTCGGGGGCCTTTCTGCATCGTGCGCCAAGAATCGCTATGCTGCCGTCGTGGACGCCCTAGAACGTCAGCGCACCGAAGAGGAAATCGCTGAACTCATTTCTGATGAGGGCATGGAGCGCTTACTGAGACGCTTTGTCGAGACCGGCGCACCCATCGCAGAGGATGGCGGTTCAGACGCTGATCTGGAAGCGTTCAACGAGGTTTTTGCCGATGCGTGCTTTGTTGTGCATTGGCTTGATTCAGACGATTGATCTTTGATAGGCTGTTCTTGTCTCGGTAGCACGGACGCAGAGCGCCCCGGAGAATGTTTCGCAGACTTCTCGCCGGGCCGTTTCTGCATCGTGGGCGCTTATCTCTCACTTTGTGCTACACTGACCTCATGTTCGGAATCTACATAGAGAAAGCCTCAGAATGGCATGTGGTCTGGGCACGCAGGGCTGACGGTGTCTATCGAGCGCGCCGTTTCTTCCCCGTAGCCTGAAGTAGCCTGAAGCAAGGCTCCCCGCATCGGTCAATTCGGTTGACGTTTCTGCCCGGA